GTCTAGACCCACCGATGTAACCGATACTGGACTTCTTCCTAAGATATTGATTTTTGATATAGAAACAACTCCTATGCCTGTATGGGTGTGGGATTTTGGGAAGCAATATGTTCCGCATACCAATATTGTAAAAGATAAGTCTGGTAATCAAAAATTTTGGTATGTCCTGTCTTGGGCTGCCAAATGGCTTTATGACGAAAATATCCTGTCTGACGTGCTTACTCCAGAGGAAGCCGTAGCTAGGGATGATAAAAGAATATTGGATTCCGTGTGGAAGTTGATTGATGAAGCTGATATTGTAATTGCTCACAATGGTGATCGGTTTGACATAAGGAAGCTTAACGCAAGATTCATACTTAATGACATGAATCCACCATCTCCGTATAAATCAATAGACACTCTTAAGATTGCAAGAAGGGAATTTGCATTTAGTTCTAACAAGCAAGATTATCTTACTAAGACATTCGGTCTTTCGGAGAAATTGAAGACTGAGTTTCAATTGTGGATTGATTGCATGAATGGTGATAAAGAAAGATTAGCTGAAATGCTTAAGTACAACAAAGGTGATGTTGTTGGCTTGGAACAGCTTTATCTTAAACTGAGACCATACATCAAGAACCATCCAAACCTTGGAGTATTGATGGATAATAACGTTTGCCCTTCATGTGGAAGCAAGAATATTAAACCATCGGATGCTACATACTTTACAAGTTCTAATGAATTTCCTGTATACAGGTGCGGAGGCTGTCATTCTCCGTTCATTAGAAGTAAATCAAGTATAAGCTCTAACCCAACTGAATTAAGAAGTGTTGCGAGGTAGTACTTGACAAAAGTGTATTTAGTGGTTATATTATAATATATGCTTGTTCGCAAAATAAAAAATGTTGAGCACCGGGTATATGATAATACGAAGGAGTTTCGCCAATACTGTCCTGATAACAAATTAACTCGCAATTGGAGGGATGGCACCGAAGGTAGCTGGGTAACGACTGACGACGGAAAAGTCTGTCAAGTTCTAAAGCGGGGTGAGCTTAGAAACAGTCAGTCTACGGGCGTGTGTAATTACTACATTAGGACAGCTATTGGCTCTTTTGTTTGCAGGGATAGTGTGAAGATGGAAGGAGAGCTTAGAAAGAATATGTATTCTTTCGGTTCTGACGAAACATCCCTATACCAACAAAAGATTCATAGGAAGAAACCCACCAGAAGGGAATTCCTCTTTGCAAAATTCGTTGCGCAAGGAGATGGTATCGCAGATGCTTTTATGAAAGCATATCCAACTAATAACGAAAAATACGCAGATTATCAGGGAAAGATATTATTAAGCACAGAAAGGATAAAAGGATTGATTAGCGAAGAAGTAGAGAAAGTTCTGCACGAAGCTGAGATTACCCCATTGTACTTGCTTGAGAAAATGAAATCTGTTGTGGATAACGAAGGCGCTCAAGACAAAGATAAGATACAGGCTATTAAAACACTAATGCAAATAAGTGGCATGATGGAGGTCGACAAGAGGACTGAGTCTGTTACACTGTTTCAAGGATTTACAAAGGATCAATTAAATGCTATCCAAGGCGGAAATTCAAAAAAACTCATCGAAGCTTCGAGAGAAGTCGAGAAATAAAGATTGTATGATATGTGGGTTCTCAATGTGGGAACACTCATCTATATGGTACAACGTCTCAGAAGATTATTTTTCTGTAGAATGTTGTGAATGCTTTTCATCTTATGATGAAAACTTTGAAATAAAAATGCCCGGATTAATATTCAATTATGGAGAATCGTAATGAAAACAGTTAAATTCGATCTAGTACTAAAAGTACATAATGATTTAAAAGAAGATGAATTGAAGAGTTCTTTAGCTTCATATCTTATAAATGATAAAGTTATGCAGTCTGTTGTTACAAAAGTTATCGGAGAGCATGGTGCTCCTGAGAATTTTTTTATACATTCAATAGAATTAAAGAAAAAAGGAAAGGCTAGAAAGAATACCGTACAAAGTAGCGGTGGGAACGGTGTACGTGAAAAAGATTGGGACGTAGTCTAAGAATGAAGCTAGCTGTATATGGAACGCTTAGGAACGGGAATAAGAAGACTGGTAGAGTAAATGATACTTCACTTGTTTATCCGGGGCATCAAAGGTTTCCTGCTATGATGCAGGATTATAAAGGTAAGGGAACTGTGGTTGAGGTTCATGATGTAACTAGCGAGGATTTAGCACAGTATGATTTATATGAAGGTGTTATGCTGGGATTGTATAGCAGGGTGAAAGTTAATGTCGAACTTGATTCCGGGGAGCAAGAAAGAACTTGGGCATATGTTGCTGGGCCAAGGCTTCTAGATATGGTAGATATTTTCGAAGAGATCCCAAATGGAGATTGGTACAATAGAAAAGTTTAATATAATTCCAAATGATCTAAATGAAAAAGAGCGCGTACTCAATATGGTATCGAGAGACTTGATTGCGTTTGGACAGCTTTTTCTCCCGGATGACTTTATGAAGTCAAAACCGGCTCCATTTCACTATGAAGTTGGAGGATTGTTTTTAGATAATACAATAAGAAGGCTTTGTCTTGTATTACCTCGTGGGCACACCAAATCTACTTTGGCTAAAGCTGCTCTATTGCATAGACTGTGTTTTAATCCCAAAGGTAAAAATGAATTTGCAGCTTGGGTATCGGAGGAGCAGGGACAGGCGGTAGATCATCTTAAGTATATTAAAAGTCATATAGAGTTTAATCCTGCTTTAAATTATTACTTTGGAGATATGATTGGCAAGAAGTGGACTGAGAAAGAGATCACCACTTCTAAGGGTGATAGAATTATAGCCAAGGGTACAAGTCAAAGACTTCGTGGTAGATCAGAACTTGGACTTCGTTATACAAAAATTATTCTTGATGATTTTGAATCTGAATTAAATACTAAAACGCCGGAAAGACGTAAGGAAATTAAAGAATGGCTTATGTCTACGGTGTATCCAGCCCTCGAGGAGTCTAAGGGGAATGAAGGCTCTATATGGCTTATAGGAACAATCGTCCACTACGACTCTGCTTTACAGGGAATATATGATGGATATTTAGAAGCCAAGAAAAACAAGGAATACTATACTTGGGAAATGGTATTTCACAGGGTAATAGAAAATGATAAACCACTATGGCCTTCTTATTTTCCAAAGGAAAAGATAGCAAGCATAAGAAAAGATTATGAGTATGTTGGCCAGCTTCATAAATTTGCCCAAGAGTATATGAATGACGCCAGAGATTTAGAGAGTGCAAAGTTTAAAATAGATAAGATTAATTATTTCGATGGACAATTTAAAGGGAAGAATAACCAAGCCTATATTATTACAAAAGAAGATGCTATCCCTGTCAACGTATATATGGGTGTCGATTTGGCTTATGAATCTTCCGCCAAACATGATTATCAGGTTATTGTTGTTTCTGGTATTGATAGTGATAAGAATATTTATGTAATAGATATTTTTCGAGAGCATATTCCACTTTATGATATGCCAAGAAAGATATTTCAATATGCAAAAGAATACCAGCCGCTAAGAAGGGCGAATGTAGAACACGTTGGAGCGCAGGGAATAATTCGAGATGCTGTGAATGAATTATCTGGCAAGGATAGAAAGATGGCTCCAGGAATAGCTCGCGGCGTTAGACCGCCTTCTGGGATTAAGAAAGAAGATAGATTGGAATCTCTTCTTTGTCCAATAGTAAACAGAGGAAAGCTTTATATAAAGAAGCAGCATAGTGATTTAGTAGACGAAATGTTTCATTTCCCAAAAGCAAAGAATGATGACATTCTTGATGGTCTTTGGTATTCGATAATAAACGCAAGGGCTCCTGTGAGTGCCAAGTTTGATGCTGAGAATTTTGAGGAAACGATTGAAGAGAAAAGAGAATTTTTAGGTAAGAAGATAATGAGAAGTTGGATTACCGGACAAAGGATTTGAAAATAAATAAAAAAAGACTTGACAAACGCATGTTTTACGCTTATATTATATTATATAAGTTAACTTTACGTATTCGGGGGATTTAATATCGCTAGCGAACAAGATTTTGTGCAAGTAGATGAGGCGCAAAAGAATTTAGATTTGTGGAGAAGATGGCGCGATGCGCGATCTGAATGGGACGTTGAGGCAAGAGATGCCGTTGATTTTGTCCTAGGAAATCACTATACAGAAGAAGAGTCTGCTGCATTAAGTGCTGTTGGACAGGGTGATTTTATTATTGACAGAGTTTACGCTGCTGTTGATAAGCTCAAATCTTTGCTTACCTCAAGGAATCCAAAATTTTCCGCTATCGGAAGAGAGGACTCCGACAACAAACTTGCTCAAGTTTGGAAAACAATATTAGAATATTGTTGGGACATCTCCGATGGAGATATGCAGTTTAAGCAAGCT